CTAGGCCCAATACCATGGAAACCGAAAAATAAACAGTTATAATAAAACTCACTCATACCTTTAAATTGGTAGGTTGGATTAGATAATCACTTCTTAATAGAAGTTCTAGTCTTACCAATTAATCAATATGGTTTATAGGAAGAAGGTTTCCAGTCAAAGAGAATCTTATCATACCACGATCCCAGCATCATATGAAAAAGATCAAATCATCTTTGTAAGGAAGCTGAATTAACGCTCGACGCCTCATGAGAGAGGTGGTCAAGTTCAGACATATCCCAATTCCTTCCTTTTATTCTAAGTGCTCACTCGTAAATCTTATCACAATATTCATCAGACTGCCTTTCAAACCAACATACAAAACCTAGAAATCTACAAACCTTATCCCTTTCAGGACCAGGCTGTAAAAATATATTAGTTATTCTGGCAAAGGCATACTCATAGTCACCTTTAACGATAGATTTCAGTGCTGGACCTATGAGTAATTTTTCTCAAAGATCGCCATCTTTACGATGCGGAAGCCCTCGATGAATAATTGTTTTAAGAAAACCACTTAGAGAATTTATATTATTACATCCAGGTGTACTGTTATAAATAACGATTTCAAGAGTCATACCAAGTTGTGACTTAGCAGTGTCGATTATATCCTCAATGACAAAGGTTGGTAAACGAAGGTTGTAGGCAAGTTTCCCGTCGTCACCAAGAAGAAAGTATTTTCTACTTCAATTTTCGTTGTTACATAATCACTTTTGGAAAGCTTTGGAATTATCAAAACAATATTCCATAGCAAGATAATTAACGAGAGAACCAACAAGGCTAGTCCAAATATCACCTGAAGGAATAGAACCATCGATCCTATACACATTCCCATCGGGAGTAACAACATCCTTATGACAAAATTGATTCATCATAAATATAAAAGCATTATCAATGAGATCCGAAGAAGGGAAACAACCTCTAATTATTGCAAAAGCCTGTTTAATTAACGTAGTTGGAACAGAAATGTCGAATGTTTTTCAATCTCATTCCATTTCAAAATGATGACTGTTTTCATAAGCGTTAAGTTTAGATCATCCATAGCTACCCATAGAATGGTCAAGAAAAATAGCAGATCTATCCTTATCTTTAC